GGTTAATCATGTATCCTGATGCGTGAAGCTGCTGGCATTTCAAAATACGAACTAGCTGCTTATCATGCACTTGCTTGTCTAGTTCTTCTTTGGCTAGGTCTAGCTTTACTTTTGCTAGTTCAGAACACGTTTCATTATTAGTTCCTAGCGGAACCATAAATGACATCTGAATACCCCAACCTTCGTTGATGCTATATGTATCTTCTCCTTGTGCGTCATTACCTGTATAAAACGGAGTTACAGCCATAGTAGGTTGACTACAGACCAAGTTTCCAAACTGTAGCTTACCTGTCATTCCATTATTAACATTCATATTCTGGTTGATAATACTGGAATTACCAACAGCATTAGGTTGAGCCTGTACGTTTGTATCGCCTTCGGCTCTTGCTTTATTACTGACTAAAGACAGACAAAGAAGTGATAACGCTAGTAGTCGTAATCGCATCATTAAGAGTAATCTTTTCGGTCATTTGGCTTGCTGCCCTAGTAGTAATACTAAGTGACCAATCTTTTGAAGTATCTGCAACTGTAAATACTGCGTCACCGCCAGAAATACCAGCAGAAGCAGCTACAGATATATTAGATGCTTCCCAAGTATTCAACGCTGACCCATATTTTTCCGTTACCTGTGTACGGGTTATTGTCTGAGTAGTATTCTCTGTGCGGTTGCTAGAGCCAGTAGTCCAAGAAGGTACTCCGTTTGCATAACAGGGTGCAGCTATAAATAAACTTAGTAATAATAGTTTCTTCATTTGGTGGTTACTTTAGTGTTCTTATTCTCTACTATAGTATCTTTTTTCTTTTTTATCGAAAACCCTAGTGATGCAGTACTAGCTGAAAAAATACTTGCAATAAATGTCGGGTCAAAATCTACAATCTTTTTACCAGATGGCGGTTCATAATATGAAAGAGATAATAGCGTTGCACTCCAAAGAAGAACGCAAACTTTTACAATAGTTTCGACTTTATTAGGTTCTTGATCTTCCATAAAAAGTTAAGACTCTTGTTTAATACTACCAAGTTAGCTATGTTTGGAAAGTAACACAATGGTTATTATGCTAAAAATCTTAAAACCAATACTACTAAAATTCTTTACTACTACTGCTGTAAAAAGATTAGTAGTTGATTTGCTTAGAGCAATCTGTAAACAAACTACCAACACGCTAGATGATCGTGCTGTTGATATGTTGGAGCAACAGTTGTTTCCTAAAATGAACTGATATGAACCATAAAGAATTTTTTAAAATCCTTGTTGGCAATCCTCCGCCAGAAATAGAGTTTGAGATTGAAGTTAAACAACGTGAGACAGAACAAATGCCTGATGAAGCTGTAAGAGCATACTGTCTAGACTTAGTTAAATACACCAAATTACAAGATTTGCTTTTAACTTCAGCATTAATGCGTATATCGGAAATAGAAACTAAAGTACAACGCTATGAAAAGGGTGTAAGACTATACAAAAAAGTTAGAAAGCTAGGTTTTGTAGGTAAAATTAAATATCTTCTATTTGGCAAAACAGATAAGAAATGATTATATTAATTAAAAACAAGACTAATCATGGATAAAAGCTTAGAGGTTTTAAACACTATGCACTATGAGTTAGCAAAACTTTTAGTGGACAAGATAAAAACAGGAGAAGCAAAGGCAGGTGATCTAAACGTAGCCAGACAGTTTCTAAAAGATAATGGTGTTGAGTGCCTACCTGTAGAAAAGAATCCAATGCAAGAGCTTATGGAAAACTTACCAGACCTAGATGCTGTACCTTTAGCTGATTTATGAAAATAGTTGATTTATTTAAAGTAAAGCCGATAATGTCTATTGAGTGCCGAGAGTGGTTTTTAAAAAAACATTATGCAAGAAGAATACCATCAATAACAGCTGCTTTTGGTTTATATAAAGACCATACATTGCAAGGTGTTTGTGCATTTGGTATGCCACCTAGTCCAACTTTATGTGAAAGTATTGCAGGTCAAGAATATAAAGATAGAGCTATAGAACTTAACAGATTATGTATTAACGAAGGATTACCTAAAAATTGTTTATCTTTTTTTGTAAGCAAAGCAATTAAATATATAAAAAATTTTGATATTATTATTAGCTTTAGTGATATAAATATGGCTCATAGTGGTTACATTTATCAAGCTTGTAATTTTTTATATACAGGAACAACGACTAATACAAAACAACTTATAGATAAAGATGGCAATGAATTTCATTTTAGAAATTTAGGTCATATACAAAATCGACTAAAAGGTAAAAAAGATGTAATACATAAAAAAAGACGAGTTAATGAAGAAAATTTAGATAGAACTGTTATTGCTAATTTTCTTAGAAAACATAAAGGTAACTATACCGCAAATCAATTAGACAAAATTTTTGGTTATAAAGATACTGCGGCACATTGGTTTAGGTTGGATAAAGGATTTAGTTTTCCAACTGTAGATGATTGGATTAAGTTAAAAGCAATATTATGTTTTGACAATACATTAGACAATGTTATGACCAATTATGAATGGTTCCCTGATAGGCAAGAAGTTATAAAACAACTTGAATTAAAATCAGTAGAGATAAATCCAAAACATAGATATTTATTTATAAAAGGTAAAAATAAAAAGAAAATAATGGCAAATCTAAATTACAAAATCCATCCTTATCCAAAAGGTGTTAACAAGAGATATGATGCGAGCTATGAACCTATAACGCAAGGAATTTTATTTTAATATGAAAAGATGCAGCCATTACCTAAAAAACTACAGGATTTCAGATATTTCTTAATCGTTACTTGGAGACATCTAAACCTACCAGATCCTACACCTGTTCAGTTAGACATAGCTGAATATCTACAATATGGTGCAAGACGTAAAATCATACAGGGATTTCGTGGTGTAGGTAAGAGTTGGATTACATCTACCTATGTAGTGTGGAGACTTCGTATGAATCCACAGTTAAAGTTCTTGGTTGTATCTGCCAGTAAAGATAGAGCCGATAACTTTACTACATTTACCATGCGTCTTATCAATGAGATGCCAATACTTGCTGATTTGATACCTAGAGATGACCAGAGAAACAGTAAGGTTAGTTTTGATGTAAAACCTGCACAAGCAGATCACGCCCCTTCATGTTCTTCTAGAGGGGTTCTAGGGCAGATGTCAGGAGCTAGAGCAGATGAAGTAATCGCAGATGACGTAGAAGTTCCTAATAACTCCTATACACAGCCCATGAGAGACAAACTCAGTGAAGCTGTAAAAGAATTTGAAGCGATCTTAAAACCAAATGGAAAGATTACCTTTCTTGGTACACCACAAGTAGAAAACTCTGTGTACCTAACACTAGAAGAAAGAGGATATGAAACAAGAATATGGACAGCTAGATACCCAGAACTAAAAAACAACTATGGAGATAGACTTGCTCCTAAAATTCAAAAAGAACTTACAGAAGGACTTGTAAAGCCACGTGACCCTGTAGACCCTATAAGGTTCTCTGCACAGGATTTGATGGAACGTGAAGCTTCCTATGGTCGTTCTGGCTTCAATCTACAGTTTCAGTTAGACACAACCCTATCTGACCAAGATAGATACCCATTAAAAATAAACGACCTAGTAATCGCTTCTGTAAATAAAGAATTTGCACCAGAAAAAATAATCTGGTCTAATAATCCCGAATATGTCATCACTGATCTCCAATGTGTAGGGTTCAATGGCGATAGATTTTACCGACCAGCCCAAGAATTTGGTGACTTCATAGAATATACAGGGTCAGTAATGTTCGTTGACCCATCAGGAAAGGGTAAAGATCAGACCGCTATAAGCTGCGTTAAGATGCTTAATGGTAATTTATATGTCACAGAGTGTTTAGGACTCTCAGGAGGCTACTCAGATGCTGTTCTGGAGAAGATTAGTAAGATCGCTAGAGACAATAATATAAATCAAATACTCGTTGAACAAAACTTTGGTGGTGGTATGTTCGCTGAACTACTAAAACCCTTCCTAATGAGGTTCCACCCATGCCAAGTTGAAGACGTTAGAAACAATAAAACCAAAGAACTAAGGATAATCGACACACTTGAACCTGTAATGAACTCTCACAGGCTCATAATTGACCGCAAAGTGATAGAAAAAGACTTTCGTTCTAACCCACAAGAGACACCAGAAAGAAGACTTAAACTACAACTCGTCTATCAACTATCTCGTATCTCTCGTCATAGAGGTTCTCTGGTACATGATGACCTTGTTGACTCCCTTGCAGGTGCAGTTGCTTACTGGACAGAATACATGGCTCAAAATGAAGACCTAAATATCTCTAAAAGAAAAGAAGAACTACTATCTATTCACACAGATAATTGGAATGATTTAATGAATAACACCATATCTCAAACTGCTATGGGTATGACCCCTCAACAAATAAGAAATACTAACGTATCTGACCAAGGTTTTATCAAGGATTTCTATTAGGGACCACTATAGGAGAAAGAGTCACCTCTACTCACTAAGATTACACTAAGGAATACACTTAGGATTGCACTAGGGGGGAGAACCCTTGACCTGCTGCTGCAAGATTACCCCAAAAAAATTTAGGAGCAAAAATTTGAAGGGGTTATACGTATATATAAAAAAAATTTTTACCCGTACCCCTCGCAAAAATTACAAAAAGATAGTAACAGACAGGCAAAACCATTGATATAACTAGGATCTTATAATATATCTTATATTATTTGGGGTGATTTTGGGCTAACTTTTAGTTATAGGGGTATATCTTTTTATATTATCGGTAGAGGGGTATATGTTACAGAATGTTAAGATGAATTTCTTAAGTGATACCAAGGGATAACAGAGAATCTATAAATCAATCCTAACGAAACAGTAATACATATAGTAATATTATTATCAAGCAGTTAAACCGACTGCACTACTTAGAATCACAATGACTTTCACTTCAAAGAAACCAGCAGTAAAAATCGAAGACGCTATCCTTAGCGACTTTATGGAACTACTGGACAATCAGCAACTAGACAATGTATGGACTAAAGAATGGACTTCTTCAAAGTCTCAAGGTCATATTAATTTTTTAACTGGTCATGCCTACAGTGGAGCTAATCCTATAATCCTTGAGATGTACCAAACATTAAGGGGACAAGACTTACCTTTGTGGGTAGGTTATGGACAAGCTAAAAAAGACTTAAATTGCATACCTAAGAAAGGCAGCAAGGCAGCCAAAATCTTAAGACCTAATCCAATTAAGATAGACCTTAAGAATGAAGATGGTAGCCCTAAGCTAGACAATGAGGGCAATCAAGAATTTATTTTGAAAGTTACTTTCAAAGGAGCTAGTGTTTTTAATATTTCCGATCTAGTCGGATTAGATGAAAAAGCACAGAGCAAACTAGATAAAATTATTGAATCATTCAAAGCTGACTGTAAGAAGTCAGAGCGTCCATTGTCAGATAGATGTAAAGATGCTCACGACCGCTTAATGATCTTTTCTAAAGACCTTAAGAATGGCTTAAAGCATTATGGAGATAAGGCATATTATCAAGCTCAATTAGATCATGTAATCATGCCTGAAAGAGAATCATTTACAAATGATGAAGCTTATCTTTCTACACTTGCACATGAATTTGCTCATGCTACAGGTCATAAGGATAGGCTTAATAGAAAATGGTTAAATGAGTATGGTACTTATAGAGGACTTGAGGAGATGACCGCAGAATTTACAGCTGTATTAGTTTCTAACAGACTTCAAATAACTTGTAATACTCAGAACCACGCCGCTTACTTATCAGGGTGGGCAAAAGCTGTAAAGAACAGCAAGAGTCCATCACAGGCATTAATGAAAGTATTTTCAAATGCTGTCAAATCTGCTGATATGATAATCGGCGAACAGTAAACAGACTCTTTCTTAGAGGGCTTTCTAGCCCTCTCTGAAAGGCTCACAACCTTTCTTAATAAACTTACCTTTTAGGAACCACAAACTATGACTATTTCAGCACACTACAAGTCAAGACCTGATGAACATTTAAGAGGTCAATTTTTTGAGGATTACTCACACTTTGCTAGTCATGGAACTATGACACACTTAAACCTTAAAGAATTAATTATTAAATCTTTAAATCATACTTTGACGTGTAACACAGAGGGACATGAACTAGCCTTTGAAGTTGCTAAAAAAACAGTTAACAAAGTCTCCTGTAATCTTAATGATTATATGTTCATGTATGTTACTGATGATTTTAAACTAGCTTTTAAACATCAACTTACTAGAGAATATGTTTTTATAGATTACGTTTAAAGATTCTTTCTAGGTGGGCTTTTTAGCCTACCTTGAAAGGCTCTCAACCTTTCACTTGTAAACCTTACATTTAGAACCACATGGAATCTAAAGAAACCCAAATCAAAAAAGCTTTTGATAAAGCTATCAATAAAGATGCTATCAACAAATTAGATTTAAAAACTCTAAGAAAGTTAGATAAAATCTTATCTAAAATTAATTATTAAACCTTACATTTAGAACCACTATGAAAGCTGGACACTATTACAACCAAGCCGAGAAAGCTTACCAAGTCTTACAAAAGTATCACACTAAGATGTTTGATTTAGGTGGAGAAGAATCCGAGCATTGGAATGATGACTTAAACCATTATGAAAGAGTCTTAAGAGACTCACTCGAATGGGGAAAAGAAGATGAACTCTTTACTGAAGCTGCCGAGTTTGATACAAGACTCTCAAGGCTTGACGATCACATTAAAGAATATCTATCCGACATTAGATATTTGAAAGGTCGTATCAAAGAACTCAAAGCAACCAAAGAAAGAGTACAGCAAGAGAAAAAAGATTATCTTATAGAGAATAATATGGACTATAAGACGATTGATAAAAGGCTTGCTGCTAATTATCCAGAATTTGTAGAAAAATCTACAGTTTAGTCCACTCAGAATCGCCTAGAAGATGCTTGTTTCATCTTCTAGGTATCTTTACACCCTTAGTTTTTATAACCACAATGGCAAACTTAAGAATGTCTATCAACTTAGACAATGCAATGTTTGAAGACAATGCAGCACCAGAAATTAGTCGTATCTTTAAGATGTTATCTGACTACTCAAAAGATGTAATCATTAATGAAGATTCTATGCCAATAGAAAAACCATTAAGAGATAGTAACGGAAACACAGTAGGCCAGCTAATAATAGAAGATAAAGACGTTTAGTAAACACCAAAGTCAACCCTAATAAACTTACCTTTTGGCGGTTTAGGGGTTGACTTTTTTTATGTCTTGAATAATACTAGATATAGTTATGTTTATTCATAGCTAATTAAAACAACCAAAAAGGAGAACCACATTATGATGTTTTCATGTTTACAAGGCTACGCCCTTACAACTTACGACAAGCTAGTAGAAGTACTAGGGGAACCTGATTATAAAAGAGAAGGAACCTACAGTAATCCATCAATCCATGACGGTGACGGTAAAGTATCAGTTGAGTGGGATAAAGAACACTTTACTGTTTATGATTGGAAGCTAGACGAAACACCTAAAGGCCAACACTATTGGCATATAGGTGGCATGAATCCAACAGCTTTATCAAAGTTTGAACAGGCTACAGGTATCAAGACAGGAAGAAACTAACATGAAT